GACATTGTGCTTAAATTAACATTGATAGGGTCAGCAAAGTTATTATACATCCATGATGTTGCCGTGTCAGGATAAAATCCTGTAATAGCACCCCAATCTTCTAAATCTCCTTCACTCCAACTTGTAAGAGCCTTAAAACTGTTAAAAACATTAAGAAAAGGAGTTTGCTGAACCACCGATCCGTTATTAAATTCAACCGTTAAAGAGTGAATTATCTGCCAAAATCCTGATTTAAGTCCCATCATAAAATCAAGAGGGGCAGTTGCCGTCATAGGGGCGTTAGTTGTTTGAGCCTGTAAAACCATAGGAAAAGCCAAGAATGCTTCACTCCAGTTAATATACGATCCACAATTACTTAAAGAAGTTGTGTCTATAACAACCTGACCTGAATACGAAGAGTTGTTATTATCATTAACATATAGCCACTGTTTATCCACAAATTCACTTGACGAAATTTCGGTATTAATGCTTTCTTCAAAGACGAGATTATCCATTATATATAGTTAGTAGATAATATTTTTACGGATTTTATAATTAATTAAAACAAAATTCCTAAATAATTATATACAGGAATATTGCTAAAGAAGGGAGACTCTATACATCAAAGGATATATACTTTTTAGGTATTCTTGGCTTTGACACTTTCAAATTCCTTAAAGTATCTGTAGCCCTATGAACTTTTCCATCTTCAAATATTTCGTCTTTCAATCCTTCGCCTAAAGAACGCTTATGATGTCTTGCTATTTTATTGTTTCCGTTAGTTCCCCTAAATCCCATACTACTTCGTCCACCAGCCCCTGAAGTTGTTGAATTTAACTTATGAATATACATATATAATATATAAAGATATAAAAATAAGCGGAATTGTATTAGGGGCTATTTTCCTATTGAATCGCCTATATCACTTATAATTAATAAAATAACCATATTAGGGTCTTGAATTGCTACAGGAAAAAGATTCTGGTCTAAAAGTTGAATAGTAAAAGAACCATATTGTCCTGCTTGAATATCAATAAAAGACAATTGCCCTGTCGGTTGAATAGTAAATTGTTCGCCAAAATTACCTATAGGAGCAAAGCAATATAACAAACTATTCGGCACAGCATAATTATTTTGTAAAAGAGAACAAGTCATAACAAAAGAAGATAATGGTGAAATCTGCGGAACTAAATTGCTTAAATATGATTGTACCGTATTATAAGGTAAGGCTTGGGTGCATATACCAGCAACATTAGTAATAATATTTTCTGCTAAAGAAGGAAGACCTAAAGGATAATATCCTGCTTCAAATCCTAAAGCAGCCGATACTGCTGGTAATTGAATCCAAAACATAGGTGTAATATTTCCTATAGGCACAATCCAAGTAGGAGAAGAAGAAAAAGGAACTGGATATTTATATGTTCCAGCAGTTGTTCCTATAGGGTAAGAAGTAGCATTCATATTAAAACAATTAAATTGAAAAGCATATGATGTTACATTCGTGCCTAAAGTTAAAAAGAAAAAGTATTGTCCTGATGTAGCATTACTGATAAGATAATGACCGTTATTAATCATAACTTGTTGAAGGAATTCATTAAGATTGGTTATGGTGTAAAAACCATCAGGAAATAAAACTGTATTTATCGTACCATCAACCCATATATACTTTATTTCATTATTTCCATAAGCAGCCGTGATATTAAAAGTGCTATAATACATTGTAAAACTTGACAAAGCCAATTTATTTCCTTTACTAAAGGATACATTACCTGCTGGAAATTTATACAAAAACTGGGAGTTATTTGTATTCGGTATTATGTTATTCGTTGTCAATATAATAGTTCTCATACTTATATTATATTAACATATTATTTTTCTTTGAATTGTGCTAAATAGATAAATCCATAAGTAAATCAACTCCTTCACTTTTATGTATTTTACCTTCAGTCATAAATTTGACTATAAAGCGTCTCAATTCTTTCATTAAAGCAACTGAATTATTACCAGCCATATATTCGCCTTTAAGGACTTGAAATCTATCATATTCAGCCCTTTCATCATCACTTACTGATTTTTTTAATCCAAGTTTATGAAATACACCTGCCCCTGTCATTATTTTTTCAAATAACTTTCTATCCTGTAAAGGAAGAGTATCATAATGATGCGGATTTACTCGCTGATTATCTAACAATTCCATCAAAAAATCTTTTGTTGAAGAATTAATATGGGTTGGTTTAAATTGAGGAATTCGTCCTAAACTTGGATATTTTACATTCAATATATCACTATTTTGTAATTGATTTTGATGTATAACATATTTGCCTAACTGACGATAAGTAGGAGTTTCTTCAACCGATATTCCTTTCCCTATTTTTTTCATTCTTATTCCTACACCACCTTTTCCACCTGCTGATGGAGGAGATGATGGAGCAGAAGCCGCTGCTTTTCCACCACCACTTGCTGGAATAAGTGGTCCTCCGTATGGCGACCCATGATCGCCGATATAATCTTTAACACCACTCCAAGTAATACTACCTATTACCGTATTTATTGCTCTTGATACATCAGCATTATCTTTTAAAAATTGAGACCACAATGGAGCAGTTGTAATAGGTAATTCAACATTACCACTGTCAATCAAAATAATAACAGTAGTTCCTGCTGTTGCTGGGGTCTTTCCTCTACCTACTAACGGATATCGTGCGTTTGCTATACCTACAACACCAGTTATTGTATTTCCACTTGCTGATGGAACAATAGAAGCCGAAGCGGAAGCAGGACTTCCACCTGCCCCACCAGTTATACCTGAAATTAAATCATCTATTTTTTGAATAGTATTTCGGTTTAATCCTCCCATCAATCCTTCAATAATATCCAGTTTTTGCTGTGTTGTAGTATGTGCGGCATTAATATCACGAATAGCATCTAGAAATTGTGCGTTAGTAGGAAGATTAACAGTTAAATTTTGTAATTGTGCTAAAATTGCTCCTCGTTGTGCATCGTTTTGAATTTGTAAAGCATCAAAAAACGCTCTATCAGGTAAAGCACCCATTAAAGCAGCCATATCCGCTCGTATTTCAAACCCTAAAGGTAAGGCGTGTACCTCAGTAATTAGTTGCCGAAGTTCAACTCTTGATGGGAATATGCCTCTTAAATCAGCAATATTATTAATAATTCTATCAAATTTATCATTAAAGCCTCCAACCGCTAATCCTTTATTTTCATTAAACGACTCAATATACTTTCTCAAGTAATCAACAAAAGCAGTAGGGGTAGTTCTCGTAATATTAAATTTTTTCAAAAAATCGGCTTTAATATCAGGGAACATATTATTAAAAATAACACGCTGTGGGTGGTCTAACAAAGTTGTAATTGCTGATGCTTGACTATAATGAAATCCCATCGCTAATAAATTTGTAATAGCATCACTTTCGTTTTTACCTACATCAGCCTGTAATTCATCAGGTGTAGCGGTTTGTTGTTCGGTTTGTGTTAAAACTTCTCCTTGTTTTAACGATCGTCTCGCATTCGCTATATTAGCATCGTTTGAGGCAGCAATCTTTAAAAGTTGGTCTTGAACCATATATGCTTTTTGTAAATCGGCTGGTTTTCGTAAATTACGAATCATTAAACTTCCAGTTCCTGACATTATATACTATACAAATAGAAAATAATATTAAAAAGTATTCATTATTTTTTAAAACATATCACTGACTTCAAACACTTCATCAAAGTTTTTCCTAAAACGCTCCGTTTTTTCCCCTTCTAAATCAATTAAAAGAAAATCTTGTTTCTTTTCGGTGCATAAATCATAAATCTCTTTTAAGACTTTCTTATCAATTCCTAAACTATATTCTCGTGCGATCATGGTTAAATTCTTCATACTTGATACTTGTTTTAAAATAAGGTAATTAATATTATCACGAATTAATTTAGGCACGGCATAAAAAGACTGTGAAATATATATTAAACTACAATTCTTCTTTCTTGCTCTTATATAATAATCACATATTTGCTTTTGTTGTTTGACAGGTTCATTAACTAAATCATCTAAAATAATAAGTGATTGTGTTTCCTTATCCAGTTTATCTAAATCAGGAAGATTTGCTAAACCTTCAGTTATTTTTAATCCTTTCTTTTCTAATTTTTCTTCTAAATAATTATACAAAGGTTCATCTTTATTTTTTGTAGTAATAAAAATATTTTCAAAAGTATTAGGCATATTGTATAAAATATTCAATAGTGTTTGTGTTTTACCACTTCCAGAATTTCCAGCAATAATCATACGAAAAGGCAATTTTATGTGATGTATATCATAATGAGGATTATGTTGCTTTAGCAATAATCTTTCAGGTATTTTTTTATACCAATCAATTAATTCCGCTTCCTTACAATTCTTTCCAGTCTTTTCTTTCTTCGGCATATTTAGTTATATATATACAAAGATAAGTTTTTATTTTATAAGACTATATTATAGAATGTCGGCAACAAATCCACCTTATCCTTATAATCCTAATATATATAATCCTTCAAGTTATAGTGGTTCAACTGCTAATACGGCGGTCACCGAGCAATATATTTTAGAAAATTGTTTAACATACCCTTTCGCTCAAGGACTGGAAAATACAGTAGGTATTATTAATCTTGGAGATTTTACTTCTACAGGAGCATCATCATTAACTTGTAGTGCTTCACAAGAAATAGTTTTTGGTGTACCGAATGTGCCTATTATTACCATAGCATCTTCAGGGGCTACTATTTCTAATGCCGTTTTAACTGGAACTGCTACAGCCCCTACTATTTCAGGTATTCCTACAAATACACTTGAAATTATTAATTATGAATATTTAACTACAGGATTAGGAGGTTATATAACACAATCAGAGGCAGCGGCAACTTATGAAACTATATTAGCAGCATCATCTACATATGAAACTATAACAGCAGCATCAAATACTTATCAAACTATTTCAAATATGTCTTATTATGCACCAGTAGCAAATCCTAATTTAACTGGAACACCTACAGCACCTACTGCTACGGCTGGAACAAATACTACTCAATTGGCTACAACTGCTTTTGTGGTTTCTTCAACTTCTGGATTAGCCCCATTAGCAAGTCCTAATTTAACTGGTGTTCCAACTGCTCCTACTGCTACGGCTGGAACAAATACCACGCAATTGGCTACAACTGCTTTTTGTTTGGCTAATGGAGGAAGTGGAACAGGGTATGCTCCTATTGTGAATCCAGTTTTTACTCAAAGTATTACTGTTGATAGCGATATTAAAGCATATGGAGGTTTAAATAATTATAATGGAACAGGAACATATTTATGGAATTCTAATAACACACAATATACTTCCATAACTCAAGCAGTAGGTGGATTAAATTTTGTTGGAGCGGCGAACGGCACAACAACTATGGGTGATGGAGTTCATCTTATGAACTTGAATGTTCCTTTTGGATCAATAACTTGTTCTACTCCACCAGCAGGAACAAATTCTACTATAGTTGCTACTACGGCTTTTGTTAATAATGCTTCAGGATATTCAGGGCAAATACCAATACAATGGGCTGGAAGTCAGCAAAACTCTAATTCAAGTTATGATTTAATATATTACGGTCAGGCTACTACAGGAAGTTTAAATACTCTTTATGGAATACCTATTACTGCTAATTCATCAAATTGTATAATTACCGCAACAGTATCAAATTCCGTATGTGGTGCTACTCTAATGTCTGGAGTCCAGTATATTCAGTTTGTTTATGGTTCAACTATGGGTTCGCAAGTTAATAATCCTAATAATAATTATCCTCAAATAACCTTTAATTATGATGTAGCGGTTCATCAACAAATTACAAGTGGAATCTCATTGCCTGCTGGATATATCAATTATACAATAAGATATATAGGATAGATTAAAAATATTAATTAATATATTATCTTATTATATAATATAATATGTCTTTACCTCCAGCCCCCAATCCAAGTTCAAATACACTTTTTGGATATACAAATCAACAGTTCATAGTTGCTACTGATTCTTCAGGTAATACCCCTATTTTCGGTTCTTTAGGAGTGAATGTTGGTGCTGATTATACCCCTCAATTTCCTACTGTAGGCACAAATCAATCAGGCTCTCAACAGCATCATAATATTGGTGGAAGACATCGTACCGACTTTGTAAATTTAGCAGGTGAGGCTATATTACCATCAGCAGGTGGATTTAATTTTTGGAATACAAATTCTTTGACAATACCGAATAGTTTATTGTCTCTTGATGGTGTTGGTAATATGGAACTTGGCGGTAATATCATCTTTGCTTTAGACCCCAGTAATGTTGTTGTCTATGGAAGTGATATTAGAATTAATGGTTCTTTTGGAACAGCAGGACAAGTGCTTACAACTGATGGCTCGGCTAATATGAGTTGGAGTGATGTATCAGGCGGAGGTTCTATTCCTACATTACAACAGGTTTTAGATGTGAGTAATGTATCTATAAATACTCCTATTCTTTTAAAAGATGTGTATGGTGATACTTTGACTATTGGAACTTATGCTATAGATTTTGGAACAATGGGACAATATTCTTGTAAATTAGCAGTTGATACAGGACTTACAGTTAAATCGCATACTACTGAAAATATTTCAAGTTATGGTAGTGATACTATTAATATGAACTGGGAAAATAATAATACTGTTGTTTTATCATCAGTCGCATATAATCAAGGAGATGCTGGATTATTTTTAACAAAATCATCTACAGGATTGGGGTCATATTATACGGATTCAGGAGTTCAACTTGGAGTTTATCCAGATACTAATGTCTATAGCACTAAATTGACGAAAGATTATTTGAAAGTGGATAAAATCAAAGACGCATCATCAAATTACGGCACATTAGGGCAAATCTTAAGTAGTGATGCTTGTGGAAATATAGTATGGGCTACTGGGGCTGATGGTGCTACAGGAGCAACTGGACCGACTGGGGCTGATGGTGCTACAGGTGCGACTGGTGCTACTGGTGCTGATGGTGCTACAGGAGCAACTGGACCGACTGGGGCTGATGGTGCTACAGGTGCGACTGGTGCTACTGGTGCTGATGGTGCTACAGGTGCGACTGGTGCTACTGGTGCTGATGGTGCTACAGGTGCGACTGGTGCTACTGGTGCTGATGGTGCTACAGGTGCTACTGGTGCTACAGGTGCTACTGGTGCTACAGGTGCTACAGGTGCTACACTTCCTATACAAATTGCTACAAGTCAAATAGGTGGTCTCTTAATGGCTGATTCATCTTTGAATGTTTTTGATTTATCAGGTGCTATTTACACTACTCACAATGTTACTGGTTATACTTTAAATATAGGTGCTTCAACTTATTTAAGTAATGGTGGAATAATAACTCCTAATATTATTCCTACTGTAATAACTGATATGAACGCCAGTATTGGAAAAGACGGTCAATATCTTGTATCTACTGGTGCTGGATTGGAATGGTCTAATCAACTCGTATCAAATACTCCTATTGTTGTTCCAGCATCATATGCCGTATATAATACTTCACAACCTCCTACTGCTTTTAATCCTGTTGCTTTCGGTTCAACGCCTATTGATGGTTGGTTTTTTCAAAATTATAGAACAGATATTAATATTGACTGGCATTCGTATCTATTGAACGCTCTTACAAGTCCGTCTATTTCGTATAGTAGTAATTCTATAAAACAGATGTATGTTTGTTTTACTTCTTTACTAACAACATGTTCTATTTCGTTGAATGTGTATACACTAAACGACCTTCCTAATCCTCCTAATTTTTTCAAAAGTAGATTTGGGACTGTGTTAGGTGATCCGAGTTATAGTATTGTTGCTAATAAACCATATATCGCATACTATGATTTTAGTGGAAATACATATCCTCCTCCTCAAAAATTTCTTCATACGCCTTTTCCATTAGTTAAAACAGTCGGTGGTGGGGTTCAAGTAGGAAATTTCTATGGTGAAACATTATACTATATGGCGGTAGGTTCAAATACTATAGACCCAGCCAATACTTGTTCTATGATTATTAGTGAATCAGGTTTTATAATGGAAGATGGAACAACACAACCTTTTAGACAACCATACACATATCAATCAGCATCAGTCCAACCTTTTTATCCAGCAAGTCTCCAAGTTATAGTAGGAACGGCAACTTTGGCTTTAATACAAGCACAATATGGATATACTTTTATTACCGCAGTTGCTACTATTGCAATAACAACAACAGGATTATCCGCTTCTTTAACACAGAATGGTGTATTTACTTTTTATAACGCATCAATCAATCCATCAACAACACTTACATATAATGGAAGTAGCACATATGTATTATTAAA